GATTACTCTCACAGCACCATTGTCAAGGACCTTTCTCTTGTGAACAATCTTTTTGGTGGTCTTGTAGTTAAAGTAAAGAAGTGTACAGGTATCTCTGTAGAAAATGTCATTTTGATAGAACTGAGCTACGTTGTAGTAGTCATACCAAGCTTGGCTATACTTGGAAATTTCCTCTAGCTGCTGATTGGTAACAGTTTGGTCTATCTTGAATACTTCAGTAATAGGAACAGTCTTAATCTCGCCCCAATAGAAGCAATCTCTAAAGTATGGGTCTTCGGTGTAGCTATAGACCACATTAGCAGGGTCTACGTAAGAAACTTGAACGCCTGCTCCGGGTAGGAACTCGTGCTTGGTCACACCTAGACCAATTACAGTGAGGTCATAGTCAAGACGCTTTCTTAGTTCTATGTAGTTGTTTTCTTCTAGAATTGTATTGATTGCCTCCTCCTCTGCAATCTCAATCGCAGGCTTGTAGTTCAACTGCATATAGAGCGATAGCTCTTCATCAGTCTCAGGCAAATCATCGGGGTTCATAACAAACGGGTCAAATCCCGACTGCTCTTTGATTTTTTGTAGGGCGGGTTTTGCAACCATCTGCCCCTCAAGTACATCTTGGTACTTGCTTCGCTTGGCTTGAGACATAGCATCTTGCGCATACGCCTTAACCTTAAACAAACGGTCAGACATACCGTTTACAACGATGTCTACAAACTTAGGAATAATGGGTACGGGAGTCCAATCTAGGTTTAAGTAAGATAGGTCTCCATCAATAGCTAATTCGTTTTTGTATTTACCAACAGATTGTTCACCGCGCGCGTATAAGCGCAACCTATGGAAGTCTCGCCATTGGCTGTAATATCTACCTTGATTCCCGTCTTTTCTAAACCATTCGTACTGAATGGCTTGCCCTATTTGTAACCCGAACTCCGGGGAGTTCTTTTCCGCATCTGTTACAAATTGATTTGGAAACGCGGCTGAGGGTAAATTTACTTTTACTTCTTTCATTTAATAAGTTGACTTATATTCCCATCATTACTATATCTTGCAAATTTAAGAGATATTTTTGATTCTTTTTTCTCGGGTATGTACATATGCTTTTGATTGGCCATTATCGCCAACCCGGAACTAATTGAAGCATCAAATTTTGTACGGTCGTTGATGTCAAATCTAGACCAATCGTTGAGAGTTCTATTGAACGGCATATCACCCATTTCGTCGGGCTGTCTATGCACTCCCGTTGTATCTAAGCCCACGTACTTCTCGATGTACGACTCAATGGCTGCGGCGTGTGACTGCTTTACGTCCTCTGAAGAGTTTGGTATACCACCCAACTCGCGCTCTGTTGGCGTAAGCTTGTTGTAGTGCTTGTCGGGTCTGTTTAAACTAAAGTGTCTGTAGCCTCTGTTCTTGAAGTGATACAGCAAACGCGGTTTGTTGTTCTCAATAAGGATTGGCATACCGTAGAACGCACACGCCATCAATACCTCTTCAAAGAATATCTCTGCCGTCTGAGGACGCGCGATGTACTCTAAAAAGAACTGATTGGAAGGTCCCTCGTCCATGTGGTACTTGGTCATCCCGTGCAATGCGCCATTAGACCCCCTGCCGCCAACGGTCGCAGAGATGTCATAGGAGTCACATCCGAACGAACCCATGTGCTCATTTCCCGGATACTTTAGCCCATTTTTATTGATTACCCTGTTCTGTAAGTGCGCAGGCGGTATCCACGATACCAAGAAACGCCCCCTGTTGTCAGGAGTAAAGATAACCTTGGTGTCCTTTACGCCATCCTTCCAACTGAAGGACCCACGTGTTAAGTAGTGCTGCTCAATGAGTGCATCATTGTAGTCAATCTGCTGATAGAGCTTTGTTAGGTTAAATAGTGATGACTTGGACTCATCTCGGAACGCGTGCGACTCTGTGCGCGGGAACTGACGGTAGAACTCATTGAGCGCGTCGGGGTCATTCTTTAAGGAGTCAACCTCTGCTTCCCAATAGTCAATAGCTCCGTTGGTAATCCACTCACCGTCAACGCCCTTTACTTTAGTGGTCGGCTTTCTAAATACAGGCATCCCGTAGATGTCAATAAAGCCTTCCATATTCCACTCCATAGGAATGAACAATCCGTATAGGCCTGACTTGGTTTGACCATTGGCATTGCGAGTGCCAACTCTAGAGTCCTCGTAAAGTTTCTTGTAATTCTCACCACCCTTGCTTAGCGCGTTGGAGGTAGACCCCATCATGCACTTACCAATAATCTTAGAGCCCAAACGCAAACACGTCTTAGTTACACGCCAATTATTTAGGATGTTATTTGGCTTGAGCCATTTTGCGCTCTCATCGTGCGCTAGGAACAGCAACTTCTCACCATCGTAAGAGTTTTCTTCCGTATTCTTCCAATCTATTGTTGTATCAAGACCCTCTATTATGTCTTCATCAACGTCATGCATATTCTTCTTTGTAATCTTAGCCGCAGGAACGCGGTAGGCAAGCTCAGTCTTTGGTTTATCCATACCATCCATAACGGGCTTGAAGAAGAACGGAAGGTGGCTGTTGATTGGCACAACCTTATCGGTGAACATCTTCTTGGCATCCGCCCCTGTCTTAGATAGGATACCAACCCTTGAATCCTTTGCAAGAGTTCCTATGTTGACGCACTCAGACGACGACATAAAGGAGAATCCCGAACGACGTATCTTAAGGTACACCATACCAAAGCTGCGCTTGTCAGCACGGCAGGCCTCCCAAAATATAAAGAAGATGCGGTTAGCTTCTCGGTAGTCGGGGTATCCGATGTCAATACTAGACCACTGCAAGTACATATAGTGCGAGCCCGTGATGTAGTTAGGCTTTCCGTTGTTCATAAACCAACACCCTTGGTCTCTGTAGTCAAACTCCTGCTCAATGTAGTCAACCCATCTGTTTTTGAACTCAGAAGGCATATCGTTCCATTGGAATATTGACTGAATCCTTGACAGCTCCTTGGGTAAGTCCCTTCTCTCCCAATACTGCTCCTCGGCCTTGGAGTGTCTTTGAAGACACTGTTTTGGCACAGCGGGAAGCGCAATGCGCAAGCCTTGAATCTCTATGATGTCACCAATTTGACCGGTCTTAGATATAACAACTATGTCGTAGTCCTCGTTATACCCATACTTCCAATCCTTGATATTGTTCTTGCGGGTATAGGTAGTCTTTGGGACTACATTCTCTAAGGACCTATATAGATTACTTCCCTCCTGCACGTCTCTCTGCGAACCCCTGTTTAGTGTCTACCTTGCTTGGCCCCTTTTCAATCATCTCCAAGTTCTCTCTTTCGGCCTCAATTCTACTTAGAATCTCAAATGCGTCAAATATTGCGAGCTTCTTTGTCGCTGCAGCGTTCTTTAGTCGGTCAGCTGCCAATTGGTCTTCGGGGTCGTGGTTGATTATCTGCTCTTGAGCAACCTTAATCAATTGCTCAACGGCCTGCTCTCCTGCCGCAATAATCCTAAGCTTTATCTCTTTAGTCTTACTCATAGCAAAATAGTTATGTACTTGTCAACAATCCTGTAGAGCTTCTCATCGTCAATCTTAAACTCGTACTCGCTGTCGGGCTCAAAGCATACCATATCACCTGACTTTACACCTTGGCTGATTAAATATTGGTTTGGGTACTTCATTATACCCATTAGCGGCTCCTCAAGCATTGGCTTGAATATATAGGAATCAATAGGTTTGATTGGCTTTACAAAGCAGAAACGTCCATGTGGAATCCACCCCGTTCCGTCATTGAACATATAGAACTGCTCAAAGTCAACAAAGAAGGTGTCTTCTCTAAAGAAGCTCATTCCGCTCTTTCGGTTACCCTTCATGTCGTTGTAAAACTTAAATACGTTGTGATGTACGACGAGTGTGTCACCCGGTTTAATAGGACCTGTGTATCCGAGGGGAGTTTCGATAACTTCAGCAAATCGATTGGAGAATCTAAAGTCTTCCTCAGATGCGTTGACAACTAATTCGACTCCTCCAAAATCACTTGTGTTGCTGTACCTCTTCCCCTCCATAGGCTTAACTATGAAGTAAAAAGGAGATTTCATTAGTAATTTATATTATATTCAATTGAAATTGGCACTGTTGGAGTAAACTCCTTCCACAGAATTACTTCCTGCTTGTCATTAATTATGTGAATCTTAATGGTATTGTTATCCGAATTATGGCGAATCAAATGAATTAAGTAGGAACCACCTAATACCTCTTGCCCCACAATGTAGT